AGTAACTTGGCGAAATACAGAAACAAGGGGAATAAAACATGGCAGTATTTAAAAGCTACTTAAGAAGACTTATCCGAGATTTGAAAGACCTAAGAACGGCACTGAAAGAAAAGGATTATGAAAAAGCTGAAAAGCTGATTGATGATCTGATTGAAGACACGCAAAAAGATATAGAGGATTAACCAAAGGGGAACGGGCTTGCCACCGTTCCTTTTTATAATGAAGAAGGCCCGGGACGTTCCAAGGCCTTCTTTTTTATTTGGTTTCTTTGTTTTCTTTGAAGTGTCCACACAACCAATATGTTTCCCAATCGTCAGCACCTTCATCAATTGCCCAATCCAGGCAAACATCATGATGGATGCAATCAACGCAACTTCTTTGGGCAGATTCGATGGATTCAATTATCATTTGGCTTGCCCTTGTACTTTTCGCCCTTGTGCTTGGTAATTACAGGCTTGATGTCACGGAAGATTTCATCAATAGCGGATTGGGCAGCCTGGGCATGGGGGAATAGATATTCCGTGCCGCCAAGGTTACACTTCCATCCCTTGTCCTTGGCAAGCTGCAAGGTTATTCCTTTGTAGGAATATTCGGTGATTTCAATTATCATTTTTCTGTTCTGCCTGATTATCGGTTTTCTTTGGCGCTGACAAAGCCTTTGTTACCATCTTCTTTGCGGCCATGGTTCTTTCATCATCAAGAACATCACGTTTGATGATTTCATCACAGATGATTCTATAAATTTCTTCATTAGTGCCTTTGGTATCAGGTGCAATCTTCTTGAACGCCTTGCGTATGGCATCAAGAACAGGGTCAGACAGAAGTGTTTGGGCAACCACAAACTTATTGACAACTTGCTTGTGGGAATGGAATTCATCAAGGGCATCTTTCCCGGACTTTGACATGGCTTCCTTTGTGAGATAGAAAAGGAATTCCAGGTCACTATCTTTTTTCGTGTTGATCTGCGTGAAATCAAATTCATAGACCAATTCAGAAACAACAGGCTTTCCGAAGATGATTCTGTAAACCTTCCAATAAACAGAGTTGGTTAGGATTACCCATTCAATGCCGGAATTAGAACCATAGTCAACGGCTTGTTTGATGTGCTGTTCCTTCAGATTCAGTCCAGCCGCCTTAGCTTCAATCAGAATCCTGGGCTGGCCGTTAATCTTCAATGCAAGGTCACAAAATGTTTTCTTAATGGCAAATTCAGAAGTGATGTCAGAATACTTGTCATATCCAAATACTTCACCAAGAATGTCCATGATGATTGCAACGGTGTCACTTTCGTTGACATCCTTGTCCTTTGCCCTTGAAACAATTGGTTTGAATCGCTTCACACCTTCAACAAGTCTTGTGCGCACTTTTGCAGAGATAGCAGCCACAAACACACCACCAATCTTATATCAAAATATTACTTTATACAGACGAAACCATTTTAGAACGGATTTCTGGAAAGTGCAACCATATTTTCAGAATTGTCTTCCGTTTGATGAAAATTGTGATATAATGCCTTCATAATCAAGGGTATTGCCGTGTTATAGCCTGATAGCGCCATTAAAGTAGAACTATCAGGCTATAACAAAGGGCACTAAAAAATGCCCTCATTTTAGATAGACATCAAGAATCACTTGTCCACCAAGGCCCCGGCCATGATTCGTGGCATCATAATCAATGTGGTCAATGAACTGTTTTAGGAACACATTCTTTGCATCAGCGGACATTTCTGGATCCCGGATGCAGTCAATCATCTTATGAAGGTTAATAATCTGTGCAGAATAGTCCACAGGTTCAGGCTTAGCAGCCATTGCTTCCTGAAGCTGTTTTTTTATGCTTTCAATTGCATGGTTGTGATGCTGTTTCCGCTCAATAAATTCTTCCCTGGTATAAACGCCATCTTCATAGTCAGCAAAAAGATTCTTCCGTTTTCTTTCCCTGCTAGCAAGTTCCTTTTCCATGGCGGCAATAGTGGCTTCATAACGCTTCAATTCGTCCTGCCCGTGGTTGTTTTCGGCCTTGCTTTCAAAGTCTTTTATATAGCCCTTCAGAGCGTCCACAAGGGCATCAATGACATCAGAGATAGGCAGTGACTTCTTTTTGCAGGTCACATTTCCGGGGTGATAATATCTTGGAACACGGCTTCCATCTGGATAATATTGAATGTGCATTTTGCGTTTGCAATCTTTGCAAAGCATCAGTCCGGCAAGCGGATTGCGCAATTCTCTTGTCTTGTTTAAGGGCGCCTTGACTTGCTGTTCAATTTGTGCTTGGTCATACTGTTCTTGGCTTATCAAAGCAGGGTGTTTGCCTTCAACAACAATCCATTCATCCGGGCCAGTGTATATCTTGCGCTTGACCATCTTTCCTAGGTTGGGATCAAATTCTTTAACCACCTTTGTCTTGTTCCAAGAAACCTTGCCAGTGTAATGAATATTAGACAGGATGTCACGAACAGTTCCACGGTTCCATTCTTTGCCGCTCATTGTTTTAACGCCCATTCTTGTCAGCGTCCCGGCAATCTTCCATGTTGACCATCTGTCTACTGTGTACCAGTCAAAAATCATTTTGACATATTTGGCTTCATCATTCGGAACAAGTGTGCGTTCTTTTTTGCTTGGCTTTACGATGTCGTAACCAAACGGACGCTTGGAAGGGACATAGTTTCCTTCTAGCACAGATTGAAGCTTTCCGGCATCCAGACGGCGCTTGATGGTCTTGTATTCACGGCGTGACATGAACAGGCCGAATTCAAAATATTCCTGGTCAAATTCGTTGTGTGGATCATAGACCTTGGCTGGGGTGATTATCTTGGCCCCTGACGCTTGGAAGGCATCTGCAACTTCGCCCTGATCCTTGGTGTTTCCACGGGCTAGCCTTTCAACTTCAACCACCAAAACGCCTTTGTATTTGTTCTGATACACGTTGGAAAGCAGCTTCTGGGCTTCCGGCCTGTCTTCAAGGGATTCACCTGAAACAAGTTCATGGAAGACATCAATCTGATCCGGGTGGATGTCATGCTTTGCTGCAAGGTTTTCAAGAATGTGCCTGTGCCGTGCCAGGGTTTCACCTTCGCCCATGGCTTCCAGTTCCATGTCCATTCTTGACTTACGCAAATACATTGCATAGCGGTCTTGCGTGTATTGTCCTGTTACTTTTTCTATTGTTTGGTTTATATCCATGTTACATTCTCCATCCTAATAGGTTATTTATAAGCCCTGAAGGGCTTGCAGACCTGTGGTTAAGCATTGATTCAAGCCAGAAGAAACCTACATCAGAATTCAGCCTATCAAGGATAAGTGCCGCACAGATAATAGCTATGGCAAAGCCAAGCGCCACAGCAAGGGCACGGATATATTTATCCTTTCGTCTAAGGTAGTCGGCCCGTTCATCAAGCAATTTATCCTTGGTCAGCAATTCCTTATCCCTAAACGCAATTTGTTCTTTAAGAAAATCAATTTTTGTACGGTCATCAGATTTCACGCTATCCAATTCAGCTTGAAGCCTTTTGCATTCGGTAGACAGTGCGGAATTGTCACCTTCCGCAGAGCCAGACAGGCCAGCCATAGCGCAGGGATATTGCCCCCAGGTTCCATTTACCAGAACACGCAGAATCCGGGCAACAGTAGACATCTTTATATCTTCAAAGTTGCCCGACAAAAAGCGGTCAACAGAAACCTTGGAAACATCGGCCTGTTTGGCAATATAAGAATTTGTCCATTTTGGATCCTGTGCGTGAAGATATTCTTTTCTAAGCCGACACCATTCGGAAAGCCTGGGCATTTCCATAGCAAGGAAATTTGGGCCGTCACAGTGTTTGCCTATATAAAGGCAGTCTATGCACATATTATAAGGCTTTTCTTCCAGTGTTTTTGGCGTAAAAGGCATGGCTGATCTCCTTATCATTTCTGATGACTAAATGTCACATCTGGCTATTTTCAGCCACTTTTGACTATTGGTCGCCTCGATTGAATACCAAATAATCAGAAGTGATGATTAGTTGTCAGATGTTCGTATTGATAATTTTTCCATGAAATGATAGGTTGACCACGGGTCATGAATGGCCTATCATCCCGTAAGGTGTGGGGGTGGTAGTTTGGCAGCTGGCATCCCCACACTGTAAAAAATTTTCGCTTAGACATCTTTCGTTTGTTTTCGACATTGCCGCCTTGCTATCATTAGATGACTGAATTTTCCGAATATAGCAAGATATGTTGCAATACAGAAAATGTTTTTGTAATATAGTTTTAGAACACAAATCAGAACATGTGTTCTACTCGCCCCGGAAAGAAAGGACGGGAACGCAAATGCAGCAGATGAAAGAATACATAATAGAAAAACTTGAATTACTGTCAGATGATAAAATTGAATACCTATACCATCTAATAAAATTACTTTTCAGCCAATCTGCGAATTAAGTCTTGCACAGTTCGTTGATCATCATCATTAAGAGTAGAATATAATTCAACGAGTTCACGCAGATTGCTATCTATAAGCACTCTAGCACTAAGTTCAGCCGCTTCTTTAGGATTGGATCCAACGACCAAATCAGAGCCTTTAAGGTTTAATGCGGTGGCCAACTTTTGCAGGGTGCTTCTTTTTATATTCACTACTCTGCCGTTTTCGTACTTCGCAATAGCAGACTTCTGAACGCCAACAAGCTTTCCTAATTCTTCTTGTGTTAAGCCCTTTGCAATTCTGGCATCTTTTATTAATTTGCCTACTTCCATTTTTTTCACCTCACTTGTGTCTTAATAATACATCATAGTGTCCCATAAAGCAAATATTTTTTAAGAAAAATCCAAAAAAGTTATTGACACCATAAAATTATCGTAGTATAGTAATGGTGTCCTAATCAGACACCGGAACACAACATCTGTGACGGTCACAAATTTTTTTACAATAATTGTGTCTGATTTGGACACTTTGCCAAATTCATTATTTTTAAAGGTAGGTGATAACATGAACAAAAATCTTCTGCGAAGCGTGATGGCGCTGCATGGTGACACCAATGCAACGCTGGCAGACTTCCTTGGAATCACGGAACAGAGCGTGTCAAACAAGATCAATGAGAACGGCACGGAATTCAAACAGGGCGAAATCACCAAAATCAAAGTCAGATACAATCTTGACAGCGATATGGTAGACCGCATTTTTTTTGCTGATTAAGTGTCTAATTTAGACACGACAGAGGTGATCCAATGAAAGAATTCATCTTTGAAAACGCAGTTGTCAGGATCCATCCCGGCAAGCTGTCAGAAGAAGAAAGACGGGCCGTCCTGGAAAAAGCCTGTGAAGACTTTTACAGGGCGATTCAGAAGAACAGAAAGGAGAAAGAACAGTGAAGAAAGCAATGTGCTTCCTGGCCTGTCTTGCAACGCTGACGGTTGCGGCCTATGCGCAGACAGAGCCTGAACAAACGGAAGCCCAGGTTGAAGCCGCTTGGCAGTGTGCATCCAGTGAAGCAATGGAAGCAGAGGTTCAAGAACTTCTGGCAAAGCCTGAATTCGATGAAGCCACTGTGACAGCGCTTGCACAGGCAGTTTGGGGTGAATGGGACGGCGGTGACAAGACCGAGAAAGCAGCGGTTGTCTGGTGCATTTTGAATCGTGCAGACAATTGGGACTCCACGGCGCTTGCGGAAGTCACGGCTGAAGGCCAGTTCCACGGCTACAATTCCCGGTGGCCTGTGACGGAAGAAAACAAGGCCATTGTGGAAGATGTGCTTTACAGACACTACCTAGAAAGCGTGGGCGTTGAAGATGTGGGCCGTGTACTTCCCAAGGAATACATGTGGTTTTACGGCGATGGATTGGACAACCACTTCAGGGACGGCTTCAGAGGAAACTACAACACCTGGGACTGGTCACTTGAAAGCCCTTATGAATGAAAGGACTGATATGAATGTATCGAACAGATGACCCACTGGCCGACTTCGACAGATGGGACGCAGAGCAGAGCAGACAAGAAAGGGAACTTCCCTGCTGCGTTGATTGCGGCGAACACATTCACCAGGAAGATGCCGTATATATGGACGGCCGCTGGTTCTGTGACAGCTGCCTTGATTCTTACCGAATGGCGGTGACGCAGGAATGACCAAGCAAGCGCTTCTTGAAAGCCTGAAGAACAATCGCACGAATTTGACAAGGCAGCAGACAAAGACAATCCGTGGACAAATCCTTGCCGGGGATTTGGTTGGCGCTGAAAAGGGATTGAACAAGCTTCTAAAGCGTGAGCCAAAGAAGTTGAAAGTTCTTGAATTGTTTGCCGGAACCAGGAGCATCAGCAAGGCTTTTGAAGCAAAAGGGCATGAAACATTCAGCGTGGAATGGTCAAAGGACTTTGACGGCATTGACCTTTATGCAGACATCTTGACCGTTACTGCCGATGAAATAATCCGAAAATTCGGAAAGCCGGATGTCATCTGGGCAAGCCCTGACTGCACCACGTTCAGCATAGCGGCAATCAGTCATCACAGACGGAAGAATCCTGAAACGGGCAATCTGGATCCGGTCAGCGATTATGCAAAGTTCTGTGACGAAGTTGACCAACATGTCTTGCGGTTAATCATGGCGCTGTCCCCAAAGTATTGGTTCATAGAAAATCCCAGGGGTGGAATGCGGAAGATGACCTGGATGCAGGGCCTTCCCCGGCACACGGTCACATATTGCCAATACGAACTGGACAAGCCAGTGGAACAAAGACGCATGAAGCCCACAGACATCTGGACAAATCATCCGGATCCGCAATTCAAGCCGATGTGCAAGAACGGTGATCCCTGTCATGAGAAAGCGCCCAGGGGCAGCAAGACAGGCACACAGGGCTTGAAGAACAGCAAAGAAAGAAGCGTCATCCCGGAAGCCCTTTGTCAGCACATCGTTGAAATCTGCGAAAAACATTAAAAGGAGAAAAGAACATTGGCAAGTCTTTATGAAATCGACAAAAGCATCTTGACCTGTTGCGACATGGAAACAGGTGAAATTCTGGATCCTGAACGCCTTGACGGGCTGATGATGGAAAGAGAACAGAAGTGCGAAAACATAGCGCTGTACATCAAAAACCTTCAGGCTGATGCGCTGGCCTATGAAGCCGAAAAGAACGCATTTGCGGAGCGTGAAAAGGCCGCAAAAGGCAAGGTGGAACAGCTGAAGAAGTATCTTGCTTATGCCCTGGGCGGCGAAAAGTTCAGCACTTCCAAATGTGCTGTCAGCTTCAGACGGTCTGAAAAGGTTGACATCACAGACAAAAGCCTTATTCCCGTGGAGTTCTTCAAAACTTCCATTACATACGAACCTGACAAAACGGCAATCAAGAAGGCAATCAAGGACGGCCAGGAAGTCGGCGGCTGTCAGCTGATTGAATCCTTGAATCCGCAAATCAAGTGAAAGGAGAAGACAAGTGACACTGTTTAGAGATTTAAGGGCAGATGAAATTGAATGCCGGGTTGCCCAAGCCAAAGCAAATGGCGTTTCCCTGCTGCTATACAAAGATGCCCGGTGTGACATGAACATCCTGGATGAAACGGTTGGGCCTAACAACTGGCAGCGTCAGCACTGCCGGGACAACGCAAACTGCATTGTCATGATTTGGGATGACAAGAAACAGCAGTGGATTGGCAAGGAAGACACTGGCACGGAATCCAACACAGAAGCCGAAAAGGGCCTTGCTTCTGACAGCTTCAAACGGGCCTGTTTCAACTGGGGCATTGGCCGTGAACTTTACACTGCCCCGTTCATCTGGATCAATGCTGAAGACTGCACGGCGCTGAAACAGGATGGTCAGCGGTGGAAGTGCTTTGATTCCTTCACGGTTGAAAAAATCGTTATCGAAAACAAGAAGATTGTGGCTATCGCAATCAAGAACACCAAGAGTAAGAAGCGCTGCTTTGTGTGGCAAGACGAAGATTGGAAAAACAGAAAGGAAGGCAAATAAGAATGAATAAGTGGATTGGTATTGGAAGACTGGTTGCGGATCCTGAAGTCCGTTACAGCAAGGACAACAAGGCTGTTGCCCGTTATCGTCTGGCGGTGGACAGACAGTTCAAACAGGAAGGTCAGCCGACTGCGGATTTTATCAGCTGTGTGGCCTTCGGCAAGGGCGGTGAATTCGCTGCCAAGTATCTGAAGAAGGGCACGAAGATTGCCATTGAAGGCCGGATCCAGACTGGCAGCTATGAGAAAGAAGGCGTGAAGTTCTTCACCACTGACATTGTGGTTGACCGTCATGAATTCGTTGAAAGCAAGCTTTCCGAACATCAGGCAGAGGAAGTCCAGGATGCCCCTATTGGCGGCGGCTTCACGGAAGTGCCGGATGATGACGATGAATTGCCCTTCTAAGGCGTAACATCACGAAAAGGAGAAAAAAGAAATGGTTACTATGCTGGTTGAATTTATCACGCCCAAGCTTGCGGCCACCTATCTTGAAAGAAACAAGAACAACCGCAACATCCGTGACCGTGTTGTTGAAGCGTATGCCCGGGAAATGAAGGCCGGGAATTGGGTTGTTCAGCACCAGGGCATTGCATTCAACGAAAACGGTGATTTGGTGGATGGTCAGCACAGACTTCACGCCATTGTCAAAGCTGGCGTTCCCATTCAGATGACTGTCACCAGGGGCTTGCCCGTTGAATGTGTTGGCGGCATTGACCAGGGTGCAAAGCGGAAGTTTGAAGATGTTCTGAAGATGCAGTATGCGGATGAAGCGGAAGAAGCGCTGAAGAACACACGCATGGTTGCAGCTATCCGCAATGTTGTCCGCTACAACATCAATCACAAAATGAACCTGACCTTCAATGAAATTCGGTTCATGTATAACGCATTCCGTGAAGAATTTGATGTCATCCACAGAATCACATGGGGTGGACACACGGGCATGACTGGTGAAGCTACCGGGGCCGTTGCGTCTGCGCTGATTTGGGGTGAAGACGAAGAAGCGGTTGTCAAGTGGTGCAAGGTGTTTGCAAGTGCGGATGTAAAGGACTGTGAAGGCTACAACATTGCGGCGGCTATCAACTGGCGGCGGCAGTTGGATGATGCCAAGCTGTCCAAAAGAGCCATCAACCGCACAAATCTGTTCTTGGGTACGGAAAACAGCATCTGGAACTTCTGCAATGACACGGAAGCCAAGGTCATCAAGATTCCGAAAGCGGTTCGCTATGAAATCAAGGGAACGCTTATCAAGGCTATTAATTCATGAAAGAGAGGAAACGGAAATGGCAACATCTGTTCAGATAACGGCAATCATCTGCTTGACGCTTGTGGCTATCTGCATCCTTGGGAAGATTGGCGGTAAGAAATGAAGTCCAAATATCACAGCAAGAAAATCACGATAGACGGCAAGACCTTTGACAGCAAAAAAGAAGCCGTCCGATATAAGGAACTTTCCCGGCTTGAAAAAGCCGGGAAGATCAAGAACCTGAAGTGTCAATTCACCTATCCGCTGATTCCGGCCCAATACGAATATGTCACAGACGAAAAGACCGGGAAGAAAAAGCGGAAGTGCGTTGAACGGGCCTGTGATTATATCGCAGATTTTGTTTACCAGGACGAAAGCGGACATTGGATTGTTGAAGATGTCAAGGGCTACAAAAAAGGCGGTGCTTATGCGCTGTTTGTGGTCAAGCGGAAGCTGATGCTTCATGTATATGGAATCAAGGTGAAAGAGGTTTAAAGAAATGACTTGCATAGAAAAGTTGGAAAAGGAAAGGCCAGAAATGCTTGATAGAAGATGTGATGGCGGCGCTCATGGTTGTCCTAGCGATTATGGCATCATGGACGATCCTGAAGGGTGTGACCACCGTAGCGAAGAAGCAAAATGTGACATGTGTTGGAACCGGGAAATCCCTGAACCAGAGAAAAAAGAAACCGTCAACCATCCGGCCCACTATCAAGGGAAGTTTGAATGCATTGATGAAATGCTTTCCCTGTTTGGCATTGATGCAGTCATGACCTTCTGCAAGCTGAATGTCTACAAGTACAGATTCAGAGCCAATCAGAAGAACGGCCAGGAAGACATTGAAAAGGCTGAATGGTATATGACCAAACTTAAAGAACTGCAATGGGAGAAAGAAAATGACTATTAATGAATATCAGAATGCGGCGCTGCGGACTGCCGCCACGGACAATCCTGAAGAACTTCTTATGAATGGCGTGATGGGCCTTGCCGGGGAATCCGGGGAATGCATTGACATGGTGAAGAAATGGCGCTTCCAGGGGCATGACCTTTACTGTGAAGACCTTGTAAAAGAACTGGGGGATGTTGCTTGGTATCTGGCTGTCACGGCCTTCAGCATTGGCTGTGACCTTGAAACCATTCTTCAGATGAACGTGGACAAGCTGAAGAATCGCTATCCTGACGGCTTTTCTGCGGAGCGTTCACAGCACAGGGAAGAAGGTGATGTCTAATGGCTAGCGTTAAAAATGTGTGCGTCTACGGCCTTGCTAGCACCATTTACAGAAGCGGCTATCCGATGATGGACAAGGCCCCGGATGATGTGCAGTTTGGTGAAGCTGTGAAAGACATTGAATGGGCCATTGTGACGGACACTGACAATCCCCATGTCAAACGGGCTATTAAACTAGCAAATGCCAAGGGCGGTGGGCATGATCAGTTCTTGACTGGAATCATTGTCAACTTTGACCTTTGCATCAGCAATAAAGCCTGGGTGGAAGCGGAGCGATACACGTTCCTGAACTTCATTTCTTCCATGTCCACCATGCACAGGATTTCCAAGCTTCCCATCTGTGACTGTTGCAACGAATTCACGCAGGAAGAAGCAATCCGCAAAGCGGAACAGCTTCAGTGGGCCTACAACAGCATTGATGGAACGGAACATCCTGAAGCGAAAAAGGAAGCATATCTGAAGCTTCTGTATAATCTTCCGTCTGGTTTTGAATTGACGGCGGCTATGACCACCAATTACAGATGCTTGAAAAACATCTATGCACAGCGCCGGAA